ATGCAAATGACGATCTTAAAGCAGAAATCGTTATATTTGAATTACCGTGATACAAATTTCTACCCGAGGATTTAAAACACCCTCGCATAGAAAGAAAGGTTCATTTACTGTGTTGGATACAACACGGTAGAAGAATTACTTCATTTTTGCATAGAGTCCATCATCGCGAGAGAAATGACGCCCACTATAAAGAATAAGACGACGTAGTTACACTCCGTGTCTTCATCTCCATCTCGAGAAATTACGATTCTCTTATTAGATGCAGGGACTACTTCCGCCTGATATGTACGAGGCGCTTGTAGAGGCTCGTCGTCGATTGGACAATACCCTATCATTTATATAACGTTATATATTTATTTCGACGGATCCTGCGGCCTTCTTTTTACGGCGAGGACCGCGTTTCTTCTTATCGGCTGTTATGTTAACTTCTTTGACCTCCCCACCTGTCGATTCTCCCGAAATTGAAACTATATCGGATACGTCGTCTTCTGGTTCACCCGCGTCCCCTGGGATAGACGTCGTGTTCATGGGTGGTGTTGGGGGCATCATAATATTACCCATTAAACTCGAAATATCCATACCTGGTCCCTTCATTTGATATTCCCCGTTATCGTCTGTATCGGTCGCTTCTGGTGCAGAACCACCGCGTGTCGTATTCTGGACAGCCGAAACCATATTCTTTACGAGGTCTGGGTTTTGTTTTATCACGTCATTCATATTAGGCATCACGGATTTAAACATACTGTTTGTGAGGTGGAACATCATGGCGGACCCACCGAGCATCATTATAAGTTTTACCTCTGGGGCCACGTGCATTTTCGTTCTATATTTGGCATACAGCTCTTCGAAAACTTCATCGTAATCATCCACGTTCTCCATCACGTTCTCTGACCACCCTTCGAGTTGGAGATCAAATGGAGAATATTTCTTATTGAGAAATTCCAACCCTGTGACACATGCGATCAACATTCTCCGACTAAATTTAATAGATTTATCTACTTCTATGCTGTATGTAATTCGCTTTACCTCTGTTCTGAGTTCATCTATTGGGGAATATACCGTGAGACGTTTATTGACAGAAAACCCCTTTTTCTCTAAACGACCAAGTTTATTCACGAGGTCGCTCTTCTCTTCGTCTATAGTTGTAAACCCAGGAGACGGGCGCTCCTCATCTCCACCGTACCCACCCATACCAAAATCCATCTCGGGTTCCTCTTCGACTTCTCCGTAATCCATTGGTATTTCTGGTTGAGGTGCCGGAGGGGGTGCTTGTTTATTTGGATTTGCAAATAAATCTATATCTTCTTGGAATTGTTGTGGGGGTGGTTGTGGTCGCGCCTGTGGACGTTTCACAGGCTGGGGTTTCTGAACAGAAATCTGGATTTCATCCATGATCGCTTGTTCATTATCATCGAGTTTCATGACATTCGTATCTCCTCTGTTGAGAATGATTTCACCGTCCATATTACTCTTTATACTGAAACTATTAAAATATCTTTAACGCACTTTACAAAAAATATTGATTAACTATAAATGAAACTCAACAGTACTGATAAAAATGTTATCACCGCTATCGCGATTGTTTTCGCCTTAATTCTCGTTATTTCGGTTGTGCGTAGTGGGTACCAGCCCAAGGAAATAAAGATAAAGACTCTTAACACGGGTTCCATTTTCGATCTCGAAACGAAGGAAAAATGTCCAGGTGATGGGTATTACACGAACAGCCGTGGTGCCGTGTGTGGTGCCCAAAAACTTGTGAAAGATCAAGCGAGCTACAAAATTGAAGGTTAAATCGCGATGTTTTAATCTATACTAATATTAAATGGCTACATTAACAGCACCCAATAGTATACCAGATTTTGAACATGAATATCATACAGTTATTATTGATAACTTAGATCATTCATCGAATACGGATTTTACTGCGTATTTACCAACACCACTAGAAAATATTGTTCAGGCACAATTAGTGGCCGCGACTATGTCTACATCCGGAGATGCTCAGCGTGTTCTTCACATTGATATAGAAGAACTTAGATCTAGAAATACCCAACGCGCGTGTGCGACCACGGGTAATTCGGATACACCATGGGCAGCGAGTGCAGATAATCACTTAGACCACGCATTTGCGAGCATCATGTGTGAGCATAAATTAATTGCGCACGGTGGAGCTCAAAAAGCTGTTTTCTTCAGGAATGAATACCCAATTATTCATCAATACCAAAACCCGATTCGTAAACTCGACCGCCTTACGTTTAACATCGATAAGCAAGATGGAAGCACTGCAGCTATGGGTGCATCTGTATTCGTATTTAAATTCGTGTGTAAAAACCGAAACTCACCTTTCGCACCAGCAGGGCGTTAGTTATCCACAATTTAAACATTAGGTAATTATAATAAATATGTCCTCTGGTATCGTCCAACTGATCGCGATAGGGGCTCAGGATGAGCATATCATGGGTGAACCAGAGATCTCCTTTTTTTCATCTACATTCAAAAGGCATTCTAACTTTTCACAATCCGTCGAAAAACAAACGATACAAGGAGCTGTGAATGGTAATTCCATGTCATCGGTACGCTTCGAACGTTCTGGTGATTTGCTCGGATATACATATCTAACGATAGACAATCGTTTAAAAGCTATAGATATACAACGCTGGGATTCTTTGATAGATAAAATAGAGCTTCTAATAGGAGGTCAAGTTATTGACACTATTGATTCTGTATTCACTGAACATATAGCCATAGATACATTTGCACAGAATGTATCTAAAAGCTCTAATGGCACACACCCCGGTGTGAGTGCTCGTTCCTATTTCTATCCGTTAAGATTTTCCTTTTGTGAGGGTCCCCAAAATGCTATCCCCATAGTGGCGCTTCAATATCATGATGTTGAGGCACGAATTCATTGGAAGGGTGATGCCGGGAACTATAACTGGGAATGTTACTCGAATTACTACTACCTTGATAACGAAGAACGCGGTAATTTGGTATCCAGAAATCACAATATTCTCATAACACAAGTTCAAAAAAGTATTCCATCGTACGCACTCACTCAGGAACTGACATTTAATCATCCCGTGAAATATCTCGCGTGTTCCGATACACAAACCGACGGAGCCCTCACGTCTACCGATAATAAAGTTAAATTAAATATAAATGGCCTCGATATAGGGGAGTATAGATGGGGAAAGCCGCATTATATTGATATCATGAATTATTATCATACAAACTTTGTTACGTCTCCTGATTTCTTCCTCTACTGTTTCTGTCTCTCAACGAGTTCTCTCCAGCCCACAGGGTCATTAAATTTTAGTCGTCTCGATTCTGCAAAGATCATGAGTCAAAGTAGAAATATAGAAGACCCAATTTATGCCGTAAATTACAACATTTTACGTATTGAAAATGGAATGGCTGGCCTTGTATACGCGAATTGATATAGAAAACAACACATAGTCTTACCAATACATATAAAATATCTCTTCCTCCAGGTGATTTATATGCTATAATTAAAATACACACTTATATAAATGGTGAAAAACTTAAGCACTGTTGAGAGGTCTACCAAAATCAGATTTGGTAGATACACGAAAGACGATCAGGCTGAAAACACTGTTGTATTTAATGCATCCAATGTCGAAATCGATGCATCTACACCCGGAACTGTGTATATGCACCCAATACGTGTAGATCAAACCACACCGTCAGGGGCGACTATGCTTATGTACGACGCAACAACAAAAGAAATACAAAATTCAAACGTATTAGCTACAGACGTCCTTTTTCCCGTAGCTGTTCCAAACTTAAACACATTAACGGCGAAGGGTGCGTGGACATCGAATACCGTTCTTTTCCAAAACGCATTCACATCGTTTACGACCACTCAGAAGGTAGGTATATCTAACATAAATCCGATTCATACAATTGATATAGGGTCCAATATATTCATTGACGATTCTGGATCGAATTGTCTCGCCATAAATCCAAACCCCGCCGAAAACTTTACAGGAAACGTCTTCTTCGGAACGCGGGTCACGATTCTTCCTAATGTACTCCCCCAAACAGAATTTCATACCGAAGAGTCAAACGCACTCGCTGTATACGGAAATACATTCATAGATGGGAGTTGTGTTATTCATGGTGATTCTGAAATTACAGGGAATCTCATCATAGGTGGGCAGACGTCCGTGATGGAAGCTGTGAATGTGACCATCGATGACCCAATATTGGAATTAGGAAACAACAATATTTCAAACAATAACGATCTCGGTGTCATCATGACTCGCCCCGGTGGGACGCACGCGGCGTTCGGGTTTAGGGGTCACGAGCGTGAATTTATGATCGGGTATACACAAAACGATGCATCGGGTGTCGTTCTTACCCCGGATACATCTGCAAACGCGAATGTACATATATATGGAGACTTAACAGTTTCGGATAACGTATCCGTTGCCAATAAGCTCACTGTTACTAAAAAAGCTACATTTAGCGACGCGAATGTCGCCATCGAAGCGACGGGGAATGTCTCGACCAGTGGATATTTCATCGGGGATGGGAGTAAAATTTCCAATATCCCAACTGATTTTGAAAACATCGTTATTAATGGGAATGTTGCGTCTAATATAGTTGAATTTCGTGATATGATTATTCTGAAGGGTGCTGATACCTCGTTCGTTACCTCGGTTTCTAATGCGGGTCTTTCGAATCTTAACCCCGTACACACGCTTGATGTTGGTTCAAATGTATTTGTCCAAGATACTGGTTCAAACGTTTTAACGACGCGGGGTGGTTTAGTTTCGTTATCCAATATAACCACTGAAGGATATTTCATCGGGGATGGGAGTAAAATTTCCAATATCCCAACTGATTTTGAAAATATCGTTATTAATGGGAACGTCACGTCCAATGTAGTATATTTCAATGATTCTAATATTTCTTTACAAACGTTGGGTAATGTCGTCGTAGATTCAGATAGTTATGTATTGGCGACACTTAAGGGTAATGTTTATTCCAATAATGTATTCGCATCCGATGGTATATATGGTCCAATTAAGGGGTCTAATACGATAGCGGCGACGAGTATTACAGCTACAACAATCAATGCTACTACAGTGGATGCACAACATAAGGGGGATGGTGGTCTCTTGTCCAATGTGTCTACGACGCTTCAAGCTATTACATCGTCGCTGCCAGATGGTACAGGTAATACGACCACGAAAACAGTCGCATTTACAAATGCAAATACCGGTATAGCTGTTACGAGCAACGTGACGATAGGAAGTAATATTTCTGTCGGTGGTCTCACTGAAACCTATTTACCCATGGTTGGGTCCGGAAATTGGCTCGTAGATTCACCCGCGCGAAAGACGGGTAATAAATACGTCGTCACTGCGGAAGAAATAGAATTAATAGGTAATGTCACGGTCACGGGCAATTCCGTTATTTTAGAATCAAACATAACAACAATCGAAGATAGAATATTTGGTATCGCGCGCGATAACGCCGACCATGATGCTGATATGGGTATCATCATCGAAAACCAACAATCGGGAACTCAGAAAAACGTCGCCATCGCATACCATGGAGCGACACGCAAAATGACCATGGGTTATACATCCAGTAACGTTGTCGCCAACGAAATCGAGGCTTTAACGGGTCATGATTTGAGAGTAGATATCTTAGGTAATCTACACGTACAAAACACGATCACTATTAATAAAACGGGTAATTTTACGGATACGAATGTCGCTATCCAAGCGACGGGGAATGTCGTGACTGATAAATATTTCATCGGGGATGGGAGTCAAATTTCTAATATCCCAACCGATTTTGAAAATATCATTATTAACGGTAATGTTACGTCTAATATCGTTGAATTCCGTGGGCCAAAAATAGCATTCGTTACTGCGACATCAAACGTTGGTATCTCGAATCTTAACCCCATACACACACTTGATATTGGTTCGAATATATTTGCCCAAGATACAGGTTCAAACGTTTTAACGACTCGGGGTGGTTTACTTTCGTTATCCAATATAACGACCGAAGGATATTTCATCGGGGATGGGAGTAAAATAGCCAATATCCCAACAGATTTTGAAAATATCGTTATTAACGGTAATGTTACGTCTAATATCGTTGAATTCCGTGGGCCAAAAATAGCATTCGTTACTGCGACATCAAACGTTGGTATCTCGAATCTTAACCCCGTACACACACTCGATGTGGGGTCTAATTTATATGCCCAAGATACGGGTTCCAATGTATTAACCATTCGAGGTAATGTATCCGTTTCGGATATAATCACACTTGGTGGATTTGAAGTTGGAAATTCGTCTACATTACAACAAGTATCTGATGAAGGTGCGATCACTGATAATACACTTACATTAACACACGGCATTACTTCCATTAATGCGACGTCTAATATAGTCACGAGTAGTGGTCGAATAGGTATAGGTACGACAACGCCCGCCACCGCGTTTGAAGTCATAGGGAATGCTACAAACCAACCACCTGGTGATATGTCTGGTCTCACGACGTCTATAACTGGTCATGGTGTGTATACATCGAGTTCGAGTAGTAACTCCGCATCGTCTTATAAAGTATTCGATACGGTTGGTTCTAATTTGGGGTGGATGAGTGCTGCCACGTATAGTGGTGGTCTAGTCACCGGTGGAAGTCCATCAATTGGTGGAATTTCTGGTGAATGGATTAAATTACACATACCTTACTCCATATATTTAACATCTCTAGTCATTACGGGTAGTTGGGGTCATAACCCAAAAGCTATAAACATACTCGGAAGTTCGGATGATTCGTCTTGGACATCCATAAAAACGGCGGAAGATATATTCTATAGCGGTAATTCGGTGACGATATCAGTGAATGCGACCGCTGATTATTCGTATTTCGCACTCGTCGTTACGAAAACGTCAACGGGTGGTACGCCAGATGGTACAACCACATCGATCACGGATCTTAATTTGTCTGGTAAATCGACGACGACCATTGAAGACGGTATTCTCACGGTTCCTAGAGGTATATATGGTCCAATCGCGGGTGCGAATACACTCACGGGTTCTACAGTAACGACGATAACGTCGTACTCGAATGTCGTGGGGAATGTGGTTCAAGCGAGTTATTTATATGGACCAGTTCATAACAGTTCAAACGTCGTGTATACGAGTGGTTTACACGGTCCGATCGTGGGTTCAAATACGATCGCAGCTTCGACGATCACTGGACTCACGTCGTACTCAAACGTCGTAGGGAATAATGTAAACGTCTTAACGACGCGTTCTAACGTCATCAGTAATGTGGTTCAAGCGAGTTATTTATATGGACCAGTTCATAACAGTTCAAACGTCGTATATACGAGCGGTTTATATGGTCCAATCGTTGGTTCAAATACGATCGCAGCTTCGACGATCACTGGGACGACCACGAGAGGAACAAACGTAACGGCGCTCACGGGTTTCCACGGTCCGATCGTTGGTTCGAACGCAATCTCGGCG